TTCGCCATCTTTCACAAGGTTCTTTACTAGTAATTCCAACATAATATTTGTTGCTTGGTGTAATATGTATATAAACGCTCCATGCCATATTAATTACCAATCCTGTACAATATTGCAAATACCAAGATCTTTATTTGTATTTGTACTAAAATCAAATTCACTTATAATTTGGAAAGCATCGGTTTGACCAAACCTATTTTTAGGAATAAAAGTAATCATATAATGTTTATCTGGTTTTAACTTAAATGGAATTTTACTTTTACCATTAACTCCGTCAAATCTATAACCCACAATCTCATGTTTGCCACCCTCGAATTCATCTTCAAAAGGTCTACGGATCATCAGATTTACACTCATAACATCTACAATACTTTTACCAAGACCAATTTCATTATTTGTTAAATATCTCATTTTGATACTAGCCTTACCAAGCTGATAAGTTACGAATAGCCCAACATTTTTTGCTGTTGGCTTTACAACGTCATATAGCTTAACCATATCTCGTGTCATTGACTTATATATTTCATCAGTCTTTGCATCAAAACTTTCTTTTAAAGTATCAAGAACAAAATATCTAACACCTAGACTTGCATATTTTTTTATCAATTTAATTACAATATTTACTGAATATCTCTCAAGAGGAACTATTGTAATATTTTGTTTCTCTTTTTTGTCTTCAATCCATTCAGCAACTTTTCTGAGCTGTCCCATTGTCTCTTCATCAAATTTACCATCACGCAATTTGTACTTTGGTAAATCGAATTTAAAGACATTATTAGCAACCCATATAACTAATTCTCTTTGAACTTTTGTCTGATCTTCCTCATTGATAAAAAATACAACCTTTTCATCATAATGAAGAATTGATGGAATAATATAATTCATAGCAGTTGTAGATTTACCAACACCTGAATTAGCACCAAGACCATAAATATTCCCATCACAATTGAATCCACCTGTTTCCTTATTGAGAATGTCACAATTATGTAATGGTAATCCAACGCTTTTACCAGAATTCAAATCGTCAATAAACTGATTAATTCCTTCGCAAGCATTGTAGGATTCAACGTCTCTTGCAGCATTTACAAAAATGTGATTTATCATTGCTTCATATTCTTCATAAATTTCATCCAATGACATATCACAAAATTCATTAATACGATTGCATACAGGGAAGTTGTTTTTTAACATAACCAGGACAGTTTTCCATTTGTAAAGCTCTTTTACATACCCATCCATATTACTGACATTGACATATTCTTTTGCTTTGTCAATTGTCTCATAACCACCGTAGTCGTCATATTCCTTCTTTAGTTTTGGATGTTTTTCAAGATATAAACCAACAGTCATATCATCTAAAACAGACTTTTTCTCAACAACCAATAAATCACTAGCGATTTGCCAATAAACACGCCACGTATTTTCACTAAAATCTTCTAATTCCAGTGTATAATCAAAAAATAATTCGGGCTGTTTATATAGAATCGCTACTATATTAGCCTCTGCTATTACTTTATATTCTTTGATTTGCTTTGCTGCTTTTAATACTTCTTCTTGATAAGGCGTTAATTTTTTATTCTCTTTTTTTGTAGTAGCCAATTAATACCTCCTCAGAAAAGTTTTTTCATTCTATCGCTTGTTTCTTTCGTCTTTTTCACATAACTTGCACTATCATGGTTCTGATTTTCATATTCTACATTTTCAGCTTTTGTTTTTGCTTTTTCTGCTCTCTGCAATCTCAAATATACATCGTTGATTTCAGGTTCAATCATTTTCATAATAAGATTGATTTTATGTTTTTCATCTTTGATTTTCTTTTCATTTTCATGTAAATATGTAACAATTTTTCTCTTACATAACTTAAAGGTACATAAAATTGTGTAATCATCATAATTAGCTTTTGCTTCATGATTATTATTCGCTATATGTTCGCCACGTTTAATACCTTGTAGCTTTAATGCGAGATACTGTGGAAATTTCATATTATCATCGTATTCAAGAATCTCTTTCTTTACATACTCACATAGTTCAATCCACTGCTCATTATCTTTCTTTTTTATATTTCTCATTTACCAAATCATCCTTTCTTAAAAACTCCAACAGGCAATTAACCTGTCGGAGTATAATTTTAATTAGGCTAACTGTAACTTGGCAAAATCAATTAACTCTGTAAGAGTATCTGGGGACTGCATTTCAAGATTCTTTAATGAAACATCCTTATTCTTCATCTGCTTGTTTACTTTGAGCAAAGCATCTTTGTTATCCTTGAGTGACTTTAATACATCTTTAAATTCAGCAGCTAACTCTTCTGCTTTCTCAGCTTTGTCAACCATAGAATCTGTAGAAGTCTTTAAGTCATTCTTGTATGATGTCTCATTTGTCTCAAGATCATGCATTGACTCAAAATAATCCTTCCAAATATCATAAGATGGGTTCTCAATAATCTGTCCAACCTTAGTTACATTTGTTCTGTCCTTCTTAACCTTTGCAAAATAACGAACATCCTCACCATTCTCTTCCTTATAAAACTCAAGAATTGTATCATAATCAAATTTAACTGACTTATGCATATCAGGTTTAATGCCAACTAACTTACGGTTATCACCTGTTCCTTCATATACTTCTGTTGCCTGTGCAACTGACACAACATGCTTACCCTTTGCAGAAAGATCAATCTTAGCCTGCTGAAGCTTCATGTTGATAATTTTGATACGTCCCCACTGTCTCTGAGAAACTACTGTATCGTCAACATCTCCACCCTTTCTACGAGCTTTCTTCTCTTCAACTTCTGTAGCTCCAACCTGCATTGTTGCATAAAACTTAGTCTCTGAGTCGATGTCAAGTGTCTGAATCTCATCCGAATCTACTGCTTCGTCAATATCATCCTCTAAATCATCAAGATCTGATGTGTCGTCTACTAAAATAAGATTGTTGTAAGTCTTGCCATTTGCCAATGTAATATCCTTGCCCTCGTAGTGTGCAACACCAGTCTCTGAGTCAATACATGCAACTTTAGGGAATGTAAGTGCGAACCATGACTTTCCAGAACCTTCATAACCATATGCTAAAAACTTTCCACCAATCTTTGCTTCTCTTGCTTTTCTAAATGCCAATTGTTTATCCTCCTAGAATTTAATTTTTTATAAAGTGCTCACCCTGTTTATAACAGGGCAAGCATATTTTTTAGTTCATACCTTCAAGCATTGCAAGAAGATCATCATCTTCTGATGAACTGTCACTTTCTGTTTCAGAATCGCCATCATCACTTGGTTCTACACCAGCATCATTTAATGCCTGTTCGTAGAAATACAGGTCATCCTCATCATACTTACCATCTTCAAATGCTACAGTTGGTTTTCTATCATCACCATCACCAACATATGTAATATCAGGCTTAACAATAATCATTCTTCTCTCACGATTACCATTTCCTACGGCACACTTCTTTTCAGCCTCTTTCTCTGAATAAAGTCCCATTTCGATAAGTTCCTTAATGTCGTCAGGAATGTCATCTTCTGTGATATTTATTACTGAACCACCTTCAACTAAATTTCCTGTAACCGTAATTTCAGTAATCTTACCCTTCTTAGGCTTGAAAAATCTCTGAAGCATCTTTGCTGTAATTTCTGGATTCTCGTTGATAGCAACCTCAAATGTCTTAGGAAATGTAACATTCTTCTTAACCTCAACCTTTTCTCTATTAATCTTAGGCTTGCCAACATAATCAACAACATATGCAGAAAGCTCCATAGTCCCCTTGTCCTCATTTTTCTTTCCAATACTCTTAGAATCTACAAGGATTGTCTGTGAGAATGCAGCCTTGAAATCTGCTTCATCATCAACCTTTGAAAGAACAATAGATGTAATTTCCTTCTTTGTAGATACATTCCCTTCGTACTCGCTATAACCCATTGTTCCCTTTACGTTCACAATCATTCCGTCTTCAAGATGCTCATTGAGATATTCAACTGCGTCATAAGCTGTAAGGAACTTCTTATATACAGTCTTATCCTTAACATCCTTCTCAACACCAACTGTTAAGAAAGAAGAATCTGAAATACTGTCATATAAAGACTCATCAAGACGATCTTCCCATGCAATCTCTACTGACTTACTCTTTCCTGAATCATCCTTTTCATCCTTGCTATACGCACGAATGACATTATCTTTATCAGGGAAGAAACCGCTTCGCATCTCTGCATATACTGTATTGCCGTTTCCACAATCAACACCTACATACATACTGTTATCTGTCCAACCAGAATCATAACTATTGTCAAGATTGAATGTCTTGTCTGTTACTTTTACACGTCCAATAAGATTAAATACTGCCTTACCTTTCTTTAACGCTTTTCTTTCCTTTGTCTTTGCCAAATTACTTGTCCTCCTTAAAATTAAAAAATTTATGTAAATATTGTTAATAAAACAATCTATATAAACGCCCAAATGGACGGAACACAGAAAATAAATTTATGTAAAACCTATCTTCAACAGTGATTTTTGAGCGCAAAAGCCCAAGGGTATGCTGTTCTTCCACCCATATTTATATTCTCTATTCAGTTATTTATTTTTGGAAATTTTGAACTGAATTGTTCAAGACTAAGAATTTGCTTTGTTTTTCATAATGTTCAGTATTGTATTTAACATATTCTCTGTGGTTGCGAAATCTCCACCTAAACAAGAAGCAGTTGTCTTTATTTCATAAGTCCAATCGGCTTTATTACTTGTTGATTCTACTGGATAATCCATATATAATACTGTTCCTTTGGGAACAACAATATCATTGTATTTATTCTTGTAATCTTCTTTCAAAACCTTTAACCACTTTTGACAACCTTTATTATATGATTTATACTTTGCATCACTTGTATATACATGAAAATAAGGTTCAGATGGATATTCAATTCTCTTAAATTTGTTAATTACAAGTAACACTCCATCAGATATTCTATAAAGGTCTTGATAATCTGTTTCTGCTAATATCTCTATGAACATCACCTCACTTGTATATTTTCTATTAGTAATTTATTTATCACACATAACACTGCCATCAGAATTTAATCTTGGTGTAATACCACCCATACCTTTATATGATTCTGCATGTGAATAAATCCAATAATGGACACCTGTATCTGGATCGACAAATTCATAAACATCTCTATTGTAAATCTTTGATGTTGTACCACTATTACTCGTTTCTGTACCTTTTGGACTACTACATCCAACTAACGAACACGTTAAAATTAATACTGTTGCTAATGTCATAAACTTCTTTTTCATATTTTTTCTCACCCCTCGTCTTTTAAAAGTAAATAGTATAAGAAACTTAGAAAAGTAAAACTAAGTCCCAATATTTTATTCTCTGTTTGATATGCGTACATTGTTATT